CATTCCGCGATCCATTAACCGAGGAGCTTCTTTTTTGTTTTCTACCATAGTCGCAGTTGATCCTGCTCGTTGCCTCATAAGAAATACCAGCATCGAAAGCGAGTCCAAAGCGTCAGGTGATGGTTGCCGTGTCCGCTTAACATAATCTTTTTTACTTTCTACGCGCACCATGCCTTTTCCTTTCTGCATATAACGCCTTCCAGTAGCTTGCCGAACAAGTTGATCGTTGCTGAACCCCGGTGATATTTTTAAATATTCAAACTCAAGATACTTGGACAAACCAAACAGCAATTCAGTTACAACTCCGTTGTAAAGCTCGCTCGCCTTCTGTGAATCATCGCCTAGGATATGCGTGTCCGTTGCCGCCCAAGAATAGTTCACTCCAAGCACATCATCACCAAACAAAGTTTTTAACGAGTCATGGATGCCTGCACCATTGCCAGTTCGGTCAACGCATAACCAGTTCGGAGCAATCTTCATGTTCTTACAAAACTTGATGATGTTGTAAGTTTGCTCCAGCGTTGCCGCTTTCGGGAATGTCATCTGAGAATCAAGCTGCAATACTGTTCTCGGAGTCTTGAACGGAATAAACTGGCCGCTCATCGGTGTCCACCCGTCACAAAGGCCAAATCTTCCGAAAGAACAAACAACAGTGTCATTGCCTTCCAGTGCCAAGTCGAACGCTGCCAGAGGCACTACAGGCCCAATAAACCGCACGTTACCCATCGCGTTATCAACCATTGACGGAGTAATAATCGCCATGCTGATACCTTCCTGCGGGAACCAACCTCTCGCCATCGTAAAATATTCAGCGGTTCTGCCTTTCGCCTCGTATGCCGTGTAGCCTTCGTTGGTTTGCAAGCCGGGAAAAACAATTTTCTGCTCAATGACATTTTCGCATCGTGCGGCATCAAGGCGCAAGACGTGCCAACCATCGCGTGACTCCCATTCAAAGTCATCCTCGCAATCAACCGATCCCCAACCCCGCTCTGGTTCGCACCGCTTGCCAAACTCGCTTGTCCTATCTTTCGGGTTAGATGCAGCAAAAATTTTAATGCGTCCCTTTGCGCCTTCGGTATCAGCAGCGGACAAGATGTTTTGCAGACCCTCCCACACTCCAGCAGGAACTTCTTCCGCTTCGTCCAGCACAACATGAGTTCTGGACATCTGACCCCATGTCGGATGCGGCTTGCCTGATCTTGGACTTGGGTGGAAACCACGAAGAGTTCCCGTTCCGCTATCGCCTTTCGGAATAGCTACAAGATGAATTCCGTTCTTAGAATCATTATTTGCTTGTATGCTTTTTACAAGCGTTTCACTACCATCAAATTCTGGACGAACCAATGCAGTTGTATAAAACTTTTTAATAGCAGCAAATACGTTGCGTTGAGCGTGTTCAGCAGTAAGTGAAACAACTTTAATGCAAGTGTAGTGAGGGTCACGCATCCAGTCCAGCAGAAACCATGCCGCTGCGCCAAATGTTTTTCCCATCGCTCCAGCACCTTGGATCAACAACTTGTCATGGTCAAACAAGCATCTCCATGTATCCATTGAGGATTGTGGTCGCCAATCATAAACCTGTTGACCCCACAAGACAGTTGCCGCCGCTTCAAACTGATCTTTGTTAAGCAGTTCGTTGACAAACTGCAATACAACATTTTTTGCAAACGGCAGGTCTACTTTAAAGTTGCCAGTTGTATTTGAAACATTTGTTATAATATACTTTGCGGCAAGCAATATCCCGCGATCTTCATCAGTCGCGTTATCAACCTCGGCACGAATTTTTTCTGCCAAGGCAATTGCGTTTTTAACATCTGCTGTCAAATTAGTTCTGGCAATTTTCGTTCGTGAACCATTTCGTTTATAACCTTGCGAACATGATGCAATGTATCATTGCAGCAAAACTTTCGCTCGCCAGTTTCTTCGTCAATGTAATGCGTGAATTCGCCAGTATGGTAACGCACCGCTGACCGAAGCTCCTGATCAATGTCGTTCAGTGTCAATAGCGCATCCAATCCAGCACAAGCGTATTTAAAATCCCACTCCTGCTCTGGCAGGTTAAATTCAAGAGTTGCTTTTGCTTCCATTTTCAATCCTCCCGTCTGCTAACCAAATTCGGACATTTGACAAATCATCAAACTCTTTACTCCATTCTTCTTTTGTTATTTTTCCAGACATATATTTATCGTTTGATTTCCGCTGTGCTTCTGCTCTTGTCATTTTACCTCCAGTTTTGATCGTTGTCTCTGAACTCATTAATCTCCTTAATAGCATCAATAAGAATTTCGCGCAACCTATTCAATGCGCCTTCATAACTGCTCCAGTTTTCCTCGATGCGATCCAATATATAGCCATGATGGATCACCTTGTATATCGGACTGTTACAATAACTCCACTTGGTTTCAATATACCAGTGGCAGTCACGATCCTTGTGGTGATCTTCTCCCATCAACGCATACCATTCCTGCGTTAATTTTGTTATTTCTTGTTCTATATTCATGTATTTTTGTTAGAATCTGTCACAATTCGACAGATATGCGCAAGAATTTTGTTTATCCTCATCGCATCCTGCACCCTGCATGAAGTAATTCGCGTTGGATGGAATATTGTTCCGTTATCGCTCACCTCAGTAATACTCAGAATATCCAAGAACTCCTTGCAAAGTGATTTCAAATCCTCGTTCTCGTATCGAAGTTTGTAAACCTCCGTTGGAGTCCAGTCGGCTGGACATCCGCACTCGCCAGCATCATACGCATGACACTTGCAGTCCTTGCCGGGAAAATATGATTTAAGATTCTTCCTGTTCTTCTTCATATCCCATGTCCTCCGATAATCTCGCATGAAACGAATCCTCACCATCGTCTCCAGACAGCAAGTAATCAATCCTCCGAATGTATGTTGCAGCAGTAAGAATGAAAGTCACGCCAAGCATAAACTCGTAAAGCGTTTCTTCCTTATAATTCTTTCCAATACGATCTCCCCACTCGTTGACCTCATTAGAATCGTTCTCTTGAACAATCCTCTCAATCTCATCGGCAATATCTTCCAACTTATATTGAACGTAATCAAAGTGTCCTCCGCTCATAGTTTAAAAAAGTTCTGATCTAACCAAGTTATTGCTACTCCAGCATCGATAACATCTTTTGCATCAATGCAATTGTCGCTGATTATTCCGTGATCCTGCAATGCGTTCATAGCTTTTACTGGATCAAGTTTTTCATATTCAATGTATTGTTCAAGTGAATTCATCGTTTTCCGAAAATTGTGTCGAAGATGTTTATTGCATCTACGCTATGCCTAATTGGTTCTGGATAATCATCTTCTTTCTCATCATCCTCAAACTCTTGCTTAAATCCAGCTTCAAATGCAATGTCCCAAGTCTGGTTAAACATTTTACGCAAACCTCTTGCTGACATTGTTACTGTTCCTAATCCGTCAAATGACGGATTTTTTTCAATATATTTAGCCCATAGTTCTTGCTTTTTCATTTTGCGTCCTCCAATGCCGCTCTAGCAATCAGTCCCATATTTTCCCTATCTGCGTAAATATCTGTGCCGTCGATAAACAAATCCTCAATCTTCATTAAAGCCTCCCTTGCATCGTCAAGTTCTTTGCACAATTTATTAACCACAAACATATGCTCGGTTGCAAGTGCATCGTATTTTTCCCGTGCCTCGTCACGTTCTTTTAACGCATTTACCAAAGCGTAACTTAACTGATCTTTATCGTAGTCTATTCTCATTTCGCGCCCTCCTTTTCGTATCTCCCATTGGTCCAATTTTCAGTTTGAGCAACGGACAATTCCTTCTTTCGATTGTAGTAGAACACGAAAGGAATGGCGGGCCACACCAGCAGAATAAAAACGCACCAAACCAAGCAGCCGATCACACAAAGAGGCACTGCAAACACGCTGCCGACCGCATACCAAAACGGGCTGAGTTTCATTTCGCGCCCTCCTTTACAAAAGCCAATACATCCTCCGGATGCTTGTCTGCAAATTGAGGGTGTGTTGAAAGTAACCCAACCGCAATGCGTAGTTGCTGCCTCGCCTCATCGCGCTCTTGTTTGTATCTGCCACACATTGCCGCCCACTCGTCACGCTCGCGCTTATAGTCTTCCGTTTGGTCAACAAAATCAACAAATTGCTTTCGCGTTTCATCACGTATTTTTTCAGCCATGAGTATTTTTTCTCGCGCAACATCCTTGCACAGAGTTATGTGTTGTATCTGTTTCAAAAAATCTGCGGCAGATGTATTTTTATCAAAAATCGCCTCGTCGCGCTCGCGTTCAAGTTTGCGAGCAAACTCCAAATCAACGCACGGCACTTGGTATCCGTTATCGTTCATGGCGTAGATTGGCTGGTCATCCGTCTCTGGTGTGTTTGATAGCGATGAGAAAAAATCTGTTACGGCATTGTTATCGCCTTTGATTATTTCAATTTTCATTTCGCGCCCTCCCTCCCGTAAGCCGCATCCGTCTCTGGTGTCTCACTCATATCCATGCTCCATTCTCAACTTGCTCGATGTTGATTTGAATGCTCCACAAATGCGACCAGACCGATTGCTCTTGCAACCATCCGAAAAATGTTGACATGGCATCTGGACTTGACTTCGCCTTGGTGAACAACTCGCCACTGAATATGTTCTTTGGCGAGCTATATGTGATTTTGTATGTATTCATATATTTATTAATTCTATTCCGAAATCTGCCGCGAGAAGAATCGTTGATTCGTCCGTTGGATAGGTTTCGCGGTAGACGATACGCCTGATGCCATACGATGCAAGAGATTTTAAACAATTATTGCATGGCAGCGTTGTAGACGCAATCAACCGACACTCGTTCGGCTTGACATGACGCAATGCGTTCTGCTCCGCATGGACAACGTAGTTCCTCCTGCGCTCACGATCAGACCAGTCCTCAATCATGTGCGCTGGAAATCCATTGTAGCCACAAGCGGCAATCGTGTTGTCATGCCGCAACAACACTGCTCCAACCTGCCGCCATGGGTCTTTGCTCTTCTTTGCAACTACCTCGGCGATGCCAAGCGCGTATTCGTCCCAGTCGCTCATTGCATTCCTCTCAAGATTTTATTTACCGCAAGCAAACGCAACCGCTCGTTTTCATCCTCCAATGAATTGCTCGGAAGAAAGTCGGCATCGTTGTATGTAACCGCTGATTCTGGAACGCCAGTGTAGGTATTATTCTCAACCACCGAGGCGGCACTTGGGGTCTTGTCTTCACGCAAATACATTTCCTTCAAGTTTGGCGTTGTGCCTTTCGGATATGTCAAGACTCTTTTCTCAGTGTATGTCTCCTTTGCCGTTCCACACGCGCACAAGGCCAAGCAAGATGCAAGCAATATATTTTTCATTGGCATGACTCGCAGGATTCATCATCAAGTTTGCAGACTCGCTCGATCTTCACATCTTCAAAGTCAGATTCAATGTCGGGAATAGATTTTTCTTGCTTGACTTCCTCAGCCTTGTCTGCCCTCGCAATAGCCTGCTCGTTGCTATACCTACCGCTGGCATAACGTCTGCTTAACTTCTCCCTATTCGCGCTAATGCAACCTTCAAGTGACAAGTCAAGTTCATTCAGTAGTCCAGTAAGATAAAACAAGATGTCTCCTGCCTCCTCAATAATGTGCGGAATGTCGATTTGCTTCTGATAGACGCAATGCTTCTTGACCTCATCAAGCAACTCTCCTGCCTCGCCAGATACTCCAACCGCCATGTGCAACAAGTGCGCTTGCTGTGGTGTCAACTGCCGAACAATCTCCGCTCCGGGCTTGACGATTGAATTTACGAACTGCTGGTATGGTGTTGTATTGCTCATGTTGTTTTAGTTTAGATTATTTATAAATTTTATCCAGTCTTCTTTAATAACAGACCAGTCTATCATTCTTCCTATCTCATAGGATTCATCACACAATTTTTTATAGTAAGCAGGATTTGATTTCATTTTTTCTATCTCATAACTTGCAAAAAAAACAAAATCCTCAGATTTAAACGGAAGCAGTTTTCCTCCTCCTCGCTTCAAATATTCTGGAGCAATTCCACATGGAGTTATTAAAACAGGAATACCGCAAGAAAATGCTTCCAGCATTGGATATGGATTTCCTTCAATTAAAGACGGACATACAACCAAATCAATTTCTTTGTATAAATTTTCAGCACCTAAAAAATTAATTCCTTCATTTTTTATAAGATTCAAACTAGTTTTTTGAGATATTTGCTCAACAAGATTCCCTCTCTTAATATCAAATCCTTGGTCTATTCTTGAATATTTTGCAAAATATCCAATGTTCTGCAATGACTCAGATTGTTTTTTAGGGTAATTGTTTTGGAATGTTCCTATTCTTAAAAGTTCTGGAACTCTTCCAACCCCATAACTTAATGAAATATTTGTTAAAATTGGAGCAATCGCGCCATATCCAGCTAATTTATTAAAATATTCTTTTGGAACATTGTTTTTTATAGGATTAAAAACATCCCAGTCTTGATGCAATACTCCAATTGATCTTTCTAATGGGACATCATACCTATCAAAAAGAGCAAAGCATCCCTCTGGAGTTGACACGAAGTAATCGTATTTTTGTTTTAAGTATTCAAATTCATGTTTTGAATAATTTCCAGTCCAGCATAGTATATCACAATAAACATCTGGATGTAATGCTTTTATTAATTCATTGTGGATTTTACCAAATACCCATCCATTATGGATAAAGAATAATACTTTTTTCATTTTGATAGCGTTAGATTTTCAGATTGTATTTTAATATTTGGGAATGTTCTACTTAATGAGTATGCTATTATGTCAATTTCATCGGTATTTCCATATCTACCGATTATGTATTCTACAGTGATTGAATCACAGGATATTTTTTTAGATTGAAGAAGTCTGGCAACTTCGTTCAATATGATATGATCGTGTCCTTCGGTATCTATTTTTAGATTTGCGATATGCTCAATGTTATACTTTTCAACAAGTTTATTGAATGAAATAACATTTGTTGTTTTAGATTTTATAACTGACTGGTCAATACCACATGACATTAAATAATTTAAAACAACTTCATGCGGTTCATTTACCTTACTGCAACCTTTCATCCACAATGGAAGATTTAGTTCTAATATAACCGATTCTGGAACATAAAATATCTCAAAACTTCCGCACTGATTAGAACAAGCTGAGTTTTCTTTTTTGATGTTATTTCCAGTTGGAAGTCTATCAAGATACTCTGTCATTGGCTCAACTAAGAGATAGTTTTTGTCTGGTGAGAAAACTCCATCTGCAACTTCAAAATCACAAGTCCCAATATCTACATGATCGTATTTCATATAATGCTTGGGTAAAACCTTGTCATGGCATCGATGCCGTTTCCGTTTGCATACCATCCTGCGCCTTCGTAGACATCGAGGACATCCTCGAAATATTTCTCATACATTGGCGCAACCTTCTCCAGCGTAAAGTTATTGCCAAACTTGCGGCAGTCATACGGGTTGATCTGGTCGCAATTTGCGACAGCATCCACGAAGTCACCCATCGTGCGGCATCGATAGCCAGTGATGCCATGCAGGTTGTTTTCTGCAAAGCTACCCCAGTCAGTGGTGATGGTTGGAGTGCCAGACAGCAAGTTCTCGATCTGGACTCCACCGAATGGCTCAACATACATCGATGGTAGGAACGATGCTCTTGCGCCTGCCATGAGCTTCTTGCGCGTTGGAACGTCTGCGTAGCCTACATACTCAACGTGCGAAGGTAGCTTGTAGCCTTCCTCCTTCTGACCAGCGATGACTAATTTGACTCCTGCTCGCTCCGTTGCTTGTATAGCGACATCAACGCCTTTACCGCTGTAGACCCTGCCAAGGTAGAGGAAGTAGTCTTCCTTCGCGCTATTGAAGTCGAAATCTGCGACATCAAAGTAATTCGGGATGACGACATCATACCAGTCCTGCTTGCATGAACCAACCGCAGATAGCCCACAATAGGCATGGTAGATAGCATAGCTCTCCCACACCTTCCACCTTGCCCAGTGACCTCCTGCGTAGCCTATGCCGGGTTCAACCGCAATGAGGTCTGGATGAGCGTCAACCACGGGACGAACACCAGAACCCCAGAACGGCAAGATAAAGTCATGCTTCTGCTTGCGCTTGCCAACTTCGCGGATGGCATTGGCGAAGAACGTCTGGTAGGCATGGTCATTCATGTCGAACTTAAAGAACGTCTTGCGCCAGTCATGCGTTCCGTAGGACTTCTTGAAGTCATCGTTGGTCAGCACAGAGACGTGTTCTGTGCAGTCCAGAACGCTATCCTCATGCCCATAGTGGATGACCTCGTGACCTCGGCTTGTCATCATCTTCCCGAACTTAACCACCTTTTGCGTGTAGGCACAAGCGTTAAACTCTTTGCTGGTAACTGTATGTGGTAATCCGAGGATATGGAATCTCATTCTATTTAGTTTTGATCTCAGTGCGTGTCAGTGCGTTATACATATCTGATGATGATGCGCCTGCATGGAAGGCAAGTTTAGCATCTTTGATAGCATCCTCCAGTGCGTCAATGTAACAATTATCCTCAACAATGTTGCGACGAAGTGCCTTTATGGTGGAATAAAGGTTGTCGATTTGATCTCTCAATTCCATTATATATGGCTTGTCAGTAAGCGTTTCCGCTGCGGTTTCAGTTGATAACTTCATATAATCTGTGTAGTAGATAATTGACTACTTCTCGCCCTGTTCCAGCGTTAAGCGTTGAGCATCTTCAAGTTCGATGATTTCTGGTTCATTTCCGCGATTAGGGATATTAAACGATAACGTCAGGTTCTGGTTGTTATTGCTTTCAAGCTCGATCTTGTCGCCATACTTCTTCTGGTTCCATTTACCGATCAAACGGATTCTGGTATCAATGCGGATACGCTTGTCAGCAGGATCAAGGATTGGGTCATCAGCAATGGCAATGCACTGGTCAGCCAGAGCGTGAGTGCCAAGCTCTCTCGCGTGCGCGGATTCTTCACGGAATTGTTCGTTCTCTTTCATCCATCTCCACATCGTTCCATACTCTGGCATACGAGAATCATTGCAAACTGAGGTCATTGTTTCACCAAGAGAAAGTCGTCTGCATATTTCATCTGCGAGTTCCTGCGTGAATTTAGATGGTGCGCCAACTCTTTTTTTCTCTTTTATAACTTCTTCGCTCATAATCTATTTGCAGTAGGTGAAAATAAGTCTTGACGTGTTTTTAGTTGTTGTTATCATCTCGGAAACCGAGGTGTTAGTGTAAGATGTTTCCTCGAAAGCTCACTTGTGTTAAGTTGCCATCTCATTCAACGAGTCTCGTTGATTTCGATTTCCGTGCGTTCTTGGGTTTTGGTTTTGACTTTAACCTGTTTAAACTCGACTTCGATGTCTTCTGGCGAGTCGTCGCGGATGAGTTTAGCGTAACGTAATTGGTCAATAATTGGTTTACAGCCTCCTGCGTAGTTGTCGCAATCGAGTGGTCTGCAAGAATATCTTGTAATGCGGAGGTGAGTGCGTTG